ACATACGCTCCTGAAACTCGCGGTTACGCTTCGCTTCCGCCGCGCTCGCTTCATTCCGCTTCTTACCTCCAAAAAAACTGGCGACCCCCGAAATAATCGAGGGCGCCAACGCTGCTAACAAAGGTAAAGCCATAACGACACCTAAAAGTGATCAATCAAACCCGGGACGCCAAACATCGGCATAGGCCGCGCGCACCGGAGACTAAAAAACCCATCAAAAATAAAATCAGGCTCAGTCGAAACCGCAACAATGCGATTCACAGGAGGATTCTCCTGAATAAACGCCTCCCCGAGCACGGGCAAAACGGCAAAATCCTGGCTCAAATGCCAGGCATCAATCGTACCAACCGCATCGCTCCGAAAAATATTCGTAATCCGCGATGGCTTGTACCGGTACTCCGCATACCGCTCTTGATAACCGAAAACGAGCGCATCATTTCCGGAACCATCGGCCCAAATCTCACGATTCAAAACACTCTGCTCACCGATATTCGCGAGCGCGGGCCAAAAATAATCGTAACGGGTCTGACGAGACCACATCCGGTCAACACCCTGCTGATACGTAAGATCAGCACGAACAGAAACCAGCCCAATCAAAACGCCATGCTCTGTAAACGACTTCGTAAAGCCGTGATTGTGCAAAGTCGCAGTACCAAAAGCCGACAACGTACCCTGAGGAGTCGTATCCGACTGAGACGTTTGCGGGACCTGCGAAATCTGAACCGGCGAGCTACCGCCGCCTAAATACTCCGGCCTCTGTAAACGAGCGTCAGGAGAAGTGACGCCAAAATGGGCCTTAATAATCTCGGTATACCGAGTACCACCTCGCGCGTCGCGCTCGAGCAACTTCTGAATCTGGAAAGACTGACGCAGCTGATTAATTGTCGCCGCTGTCGCGTTCGTCAAATCAGCCTCCAAACCAGAAACAGTAGAAAACTCAATAGCGGAATTATCCGTCCAAGCCGGATTCACCGCCACGTGATCGCCCGACGAAGTATCGGCCGTCAACGAGCTCGGGGTGTCCGCTGCTGCCGTGGTCCAAATAGGCGTAACCCCGGTTGTAACCACCGGCGCCACTGTGCCCAACGGCAAAGACACAGAGTCACCCTTCTGAGGCCAGGGCAGGCACGACGTGAAATAATCGTGCCGCTTTCCGCGGCGCCGAAGCACGTCATAATCCGATTTCGTATCCGGACCATCGTCCGTATCAACGACCTCGGAAGGAATCAAATTCTCATCCCGAAACCACTCATTGAAAATGAGATTGTAAGCACGACCGTGCAAATTATTAATAGACAAACTGGCGATCAAATTCGGAATACCGAAATAATCATACAAACCACCCAAATTAAAACCACCACCGGAAGCAACGACGGGAATAGTAAAATCAATGCTATCCCCAGGATTAACTTGAGCACCATTGAACTTCTCCCAGTTGTCCCACAACAAACGGTTCGGAACAAAAAAGAAAAACGTATCCATATACATGTTATCCATGATAGGAAAAATCGGCGTAGCTAAACGCGCAAATGCCGTTAAATCCAGGTTGAAAGTATCACCTGGTAACGCCTCATCAACAAAGATAGGCACCAGCCAGCCCGCGTCAAACGCGGTCTTAATACCATGGGACCTATCAAAAGACGACCGCTGAATCTCAGCTTTCGGAACTCTCGAGAAACTATGTTCCATGACGCTACGCTGTTTCACGATTCACCTCCTCGTCAACTTCTACCGAAAAATCATCAGGCAACGCCATCGGAATCTGGCCGCTATTGCCGGCCTTCCGAACGAAATTCAAACCGTTGCCCAAATTAACAGCCGGCTTCAAAGAATCAAAAGAACATTCCTTGTCGTCGTATTCTCCGACATGAAACAAAGTGTAGTCAGCTGGATGCTGACCAACCGGCTCATTCTTATCGTTAGCCATATCAACGAAAGAACGCAAAGCCTGACCAATCTCAGGCATAAAAAACGGACGACAATAAATCAAAGCCGCCGAATCAAAAATAGAAAAAATCTTAATCTTCATCTTCGTAACCTCGCTTCAGAAAACCAACTTGACGCAACTTAACAACCTCACGGACCGTCAACCTCTCCGGCGTAGAATCCGCCGCATGTAACTTCGCGGCAGCGACACGCTTCCGCTTCATAAAATCAAAACCCTCCGGGTCATCAATCTCAAAAAGAGAATCATAATACCGCGGAGGCTTCATCTCCTTACCACGAACAACAACCGAATCGCACGGAAACACCTCGGCCTTGTAAGCTTCGTACCACTCGCGACCAATGCCAGGCCTCCGACTCATCGTCACATATTCAGGAGACAACAAAAAAGCCTCACCGGTATCCTCATCAAGCGACACGTAATGCCACGCTGCGGCCTCACCAGTCACTTTCTTCATAACATATCGAGCAACGTAACCAGCAGACTCGAAACTAACAGAACCAACAGTACAAAAACCACGCGACCAGATATGCTCCAGCTCGCGAGACCTCCAAAGAATCGTATCGCCTCGTTGGCTATGAAATTCTTTGTCAGAAAAATCAAGACCAAACAAACAAGCGTGATAATGCGGACGATGAAATCTTGCACCATACTCACCACAATGAAAAAAACGAATCTTCCGATCCGAATACTTGAAGCGTAGCCGCTTCATAAAATCCTGAAAATCTTTGATCTTCAAAGAGCGATCAAAAGGCAAATGATCAGGACCATAAGTGAGCGTAATAAAACAGTTCTCATCATGCAATGAAGCCTCATGCATACAGCGGACCGCCCACTGCCGCGCCCGCTCCAAACGACACCCGATACATTGCCCACACGGCAACTTCACCTCGGGACCGAACCCTAAACGCTTGTCAAAAACAATAGGACGCTTCCCGTTAAGAGACCGGAGTATCGACCGATACCCGGTCAAACGGTGATAACAAGGCACCTACAGACGAATTCCGCCACGCATAGGCGAACTCGAAAAATTCTTCCTGTGAGTACCCGATTTCCTGCGGAAATCACGCTTCGATTTGCTCCGCTTCATCTTAAAACGCTTAGGCATACAAACCTCCAATTGATAAAAAAAAAGAGCCCCTGGGACGTACCAAGCATATTCCCAGGGACTCAAGACTGCCAGCTTCGCTGTCAGTCAGCACAGTTACATCAAGTACAACTGTGCAAAACGCCCGCTACGCGGGCTCTACCGGCGCTTCCGGCGCCTCAGCGGGATCACCCTCCGCTGGGGGTTCAGGCGCCCGAGGCGCTTCTGCGACCGCCTTCGGCGTCGCCAAACCCAACTCCACCATTTCCTCCGAATTCTCCGAATCCTGTACGAAATCAAGAAACAAACCCGGATCGCCCTCAAAGCGCGTCCGGATAGACGAAGGCAAATCAAGAAACATCGAATCCGCCTTCTTCACAACGTTGAGCGCCTCATGGAGCGTCAACGAATCAGCAAACCCGTACGAAGCCTCATGCTTCGAATAATGCGCAATCGCGCCGGTCTTCTGATACTTCGCGACAATATTATTAATGTCGCACTCCGCAGCCATCGACTGCTTCGTCAAACCCTCTTCAGGGAACTTAATACGAACACGCGGCCCCAACTTGGCCGCAGACCTAATCTCCATAACTCACCTCCTTCCAGGAAACGACGTACGTTCCGTACGTCCAATAACACGAACACCAGATCGAGTCTTAAGCGGAAACGTCTTAGCACGTTCCGCACGCAACTCCGCAAGACTCCGATCACCACCTCGAGCCCGCAGCTTCTGCAGCCCCTCGAGAAGCTCAGCGATATTACGCCTCGCAGCAACAGCGGACGGTCCACCCGCCGCTTGCGAACGCAACTCGTTCAAACTCTCGATAGCTTCGCCTAACCAATCTCCCACACCAGCGGGACCTTTCAACAAACTCTCTTGCTGCCGTTGAACGGCAGTTTGAGCAATCGTCAAACCCTCAGTAGCACGGAGATTACGAATCTCCTGCCCCATCCTTCGCGCAGACAACGCCGACGCTACCGCCGGCGTAGCAATGTCCTGAAATTGCGCCATAGAGCCGCCAGGACTAGAAGCACCACGACCACCAGTGGCCGACAAAATAGGATTCAAACCAGCTTTACGTAAATCAACAATCTCCCGCTGATGCGCGGTCGATGACATACGCTCCTGAAACTCGCGGTTACGCTTCGCTTCCGCCGCGCTCGCTTCATTCCGCTTCTTACCTCCAAAAAAACTGGCGACCCCCGAAATAATCGAGGGCGCCAACGCTGCTAACAAAGGTAAAGCCATAACGACACCTA